TGGCCTGAAACACTTCCGCAACGGCTCGCCGCTTCGGATTTCAGCGATAGCTTGCCCGATAACGTCATCACCACAACGATGGATGCGGGGCCACCGAAACGTCGCCGAAAAACCACCGCAAACATCCGCACCATCTCCGGCTCGATGGTCATGACGACGGCAGAGTGGGATGCCTTGGTCACGTTCTTTCAGGACACCATCAAGGAAACGCTTCCCTTCGAGCTTCCCACGCCAGGAGAGGATGTCGGCACGATAACCGTTGTATTCGGTGCGCCGCCACAACGCCAGTATTTCGGCCCAGGCCGTTGGCGCGTGGCCCTGAAATTCGAGGTACAGCCATGAGCCGCAACGTCAGCGCCGAGCTAAAACAGGCCGTTTACGCTCAGGAGACGGAACATGAATTCGTCGTCCTGATCAGCGTAAGCCACCCAGATCTGGAAGAACCGATCCGCGTCAACAGTAGCGGACAGGATGTCCTGCACGGCGGCGACAACTATGTGGCCTTTCCTTTTGAGGTCATTTTGCCTGACGACGTGGACGACAGGCCACCACGCGCCAAATTGCGTATCGACAACATCAGCCGCGAGATTGTCCTCGCCATCCGTACCATCAGCTCTGCTCCCTTCGTCACCATTCGTATCGTCATGGCGGCAACGCCAGACGTTGTGGAGGCTGAGTTTCTGGATTTTCGGCTTGCCAACATCAGTTACGACCAGCTCACAGTCGAGGGCGACCTCACGCTGGAGGAGTTCATCGGCGAACCTTACCCAGCGCGGGTGTTTTCGCCAGCGGATTTCCCAGGTCTATTTTAATAGTCATCCGCGTCCAAATATATTTTGGCTTTGTCACAGACCTCTATAATGCGGGCTAAAATCTTTTCTTGGAATCTTTCTATCAGGTCTTCTAGCTTGAAAGTCATATGGTCGCTGTGATCTGACTTAATTATAACTGTGACAGGAATGAGTTTTTCAGCCATGGCGCTGTTATTGACAAGCAGCTCCATAACCTCATTAACGCTTGAACCGAGAAGTGCCGCATCAAATTCAGTTCGTAGAATTTCAATTCTCTCACTATGCACAATTACGTTCAATATTCGAGAAATGCCAATAGCGTTCTTCCCTTGCGTCTTTCCTGGTATTTCTTGCTGTAAAAATCTTTCCTTTGTACCAGTCAAATCCATCAGGCGGCGTGCATGGTAAGCAAAAGCCGCGAGGTCATCTAGAGCGAGTAATTTTTGCCTGTTATCTAACGGGCCATCTGATTTTAGCGGCCTTCCTGAAGCAAAAGAAAAAAGTCTAGCCCCGTAGTTAACAACTTGGTCGTAGGCGTGACGGATTAAGTCCTCATCTTTCATTCTGTTCTCCTTTACGTAGAAAGAAAAACAAAGGTTTCAGCAAATGTCCATCCCAATTTGGGTCGGCCACTACATTGGCTTGCCTTTCAAAGAGCATGGCCGTGACCGGAAGGGCGTCGACTGCTGGGGGCTTGTCCGGCTCGTCATGGGAGAACAGTTCGGTGTCGCCCTGCCGTCTTACTCGACTTACTACGACAGCACGACACGCGAAGACCAGCTTGCACCACTCATCGAAGAAGAGCGCAAGCATTGGATTCCTATCGAACACGGAGAAGAAAAATTCGGCGATGTGGTGGTTCTGCGAATGCGCGGGCAACCCATCCACGTCGGTCTCGTCATTGAGAGAGGCCGAATGCTCCACGCCGAGGTCGGCATCGGAAGCGTCCTCGACAGTTACGCATCTGCCCGTTGGGCTTTAAGGGTCACAGGATTTTATCGCTATGGAGAAACCGGAACAGATGGTCTGGCTGACGGCTTGTCCTGAGCCGTTTCGTGTCCGCAACATCAAGGAGAAAATCCCGCAGGGCTGGACGGTTGCTGAAATCGTCCTTTTTGCTATCCCCCGCGTTTCCGTCCGTTTTGCCCATGTTTTCGTGAACGGGGACTATATTCCGCAAACCATGTGGCTGTCCGTCCGGCCCAAGGCGGGGACGGTCGTCACCATCCGTGTCGTTCCAGGCAAAGGAGGCGGAAAAAACCCCATTGCGACGGTTCTGTCTCTCGCCCTTATCGTTGCCGCCCCAGCCCTCGGAGCCTCGCTGGCGACCGCGACAGGGCTTGCTACGGCTACGTCTGCGGGGCTGATCTCGTGGACGGTCGGCGGCATTAGCGGCCTTTCCATAGCTACGGGGATTGTTAGCGTTGTCGGCAGACTGGTGATTAACGCCATCGCCCCGCCATCGAAGCAGAAGAACGGCGGAAGCGTCGCCAGCATTACAGAAAAACCCACGCAGTTTATCAGCGGGGGCAAAAACCAAGTCCTCCGCTTCAACGCCATCCCGCGGCCCCTTGGCAAGCACCGCATGATGCCGCCCTACGGGGCGTTGCCCTTTACGGAGATTGTCGGCAACGACCAATACGTCCGTATGCTCTTTGTCTGGGGTTATGGCCCTCTTGCGATCAGCGACTTGCGGATCGGCGACACCAGCATCGATGAATTTGACGATGTGGAAGTCGAAACACGCCAAGGCTATGAAACGGACGAGCCGTTAACGCTTTTCACGAAGCAGATCAACCAGAACGATCTTTCCGTCACCCTCACAGCCGCCGCCGACTGGCAAGTACGGACAACGGAAGACAATGTCGATGAAATCAGCATCGACGTGACTTTTCCGCGTGGCCTGGCGAAATACGGCAGTAGCGGAAGCAAAAGCAACCAGACCGTCAATATCGAGGTGGAATACGCCCCGACCGGAACAGGCGCGTGGGTCAACGCTGGCACAGATACGCCCGCCCTCAGTATCACGGCAAAACAAAGTGCCGCCGTCCGCAAAGGGCTTCGCTTCAAGGTTACGCGGGGACAATACGACGTGCGGGTACGCCGCACGACAGCAGACAGCACCAGCGACACGATCATCGATGAAGTCGTCTGGACGGCCTTGCGTTCTCTTCGCAATGACAACCCCGTCAAAATCAACGGACTGGCCGTTACGGTTTTGCGGATCAGGGCGACCGACCAGCTCAACGGGGTGGTCGATCAATTCAGCGGTATCGTCAGCTCCATCCTGCCGGACTGGAACGGCTCAAGCTGGGTCGTGCGCGAGACCGCCAACCCCGCCGCTATTTACCGCGAGGTCTTGCAGGGGAAGGCCAATGCTCGCGCGCTCGACAACAGCCGCCTTGATTTGCCCGCCCTCCAGCAATGGCACGAAGACTGCACGGCGGCGGGGCGTGAATTCAACTATGTGGTGGACAGCCAACTCAGCGTCCACGACCTTCTTGCCGACATCGCCGCCGCAGGACGCGCAAGCCCTGCTGTCATCGACGGTAAATGGCGCGTGGTGCAGGACAAGGTGCAAAGCGTTCCGGCACAGCATTTCACGCCGCGCAATAGCTTCGGATTCCAATCGCAAAAAGCCTTCCCTGAACTGCCGCATGGTTTTCGGGTTAAGTTCCTGAACCGCAACAATGACTGGCAAGCTGACGAAAGGATTGTTTACGACGACGGCTACGATGCCAGCAATGCCACGAAATTTGAGGGGTTGGAGCTGATTGGGATTACAAATCCCGATCAAGCTTGGAAGGACGGACGCTACCATATCGCCACAGCACGTCTGCGTCCTGAAACCTTCAGCTTCAATACGGACATCGAGCATATCGTCTGCACAAGAGGCGATCTGATCCGGATTACCCATGACGTTCTGCTGGTTGGCCTTGGCTCTGCCCGCATCAAAGCTCTGCAAGATGACGGCGACAACGTGACGGTTGTCGTCGTTGACGATACTTTTACGATGGAAGCAGATAAAAGCTACTCCATCCGCGTCCGCAAGGCTGATGGCGCTAGCCTGATCTGCGCCCTGACCACCGTCGCCGGAGAAACCAAGACCCTCACGCTCTCCACACCTCTGTCTTTTGCCGAGGCGCCAGGTGTCGGCGATCTCGTTCTTTTTGGCGAGACGGGGGTGGAAAGCATTGAGTGTATCGTCAAGAGTATCGAGCCGCAGTCCGACCTGACCGCACGGATTACTTGTGTCGATGCCGCACCTGCCGTTCATACGGCAGATGTTGGTACGATCCCGCCTTACGAAAGCAACATCACCGTTCCGGCAGACCTGAAACGCCCGCCGTCTCCAGTTGTCATCAGCGTCCAGACGGGCGAAGAAGCCTTGATCCGTAACCCAGACGGATCGTTCTCCTCTACCATCACGATGACACTGGCAACGCCCCTTTATTCGGGCGTTCTGTTCACCGATGTGCAAATCCGTGCCGACGGAGAAACGACCTTCCGGTCAGCCAGTTTTATCCAGTCTGGCAACCAGATCAGGGTGATCGATGTCGAGGCGGCTGAATACTACGACATTAGCCTTGCGTATAAAAACAGCAACGGCCTGACCTCGCTGCCGACAGTCATCACTAACCAGAACGTCATCGGCGCGACAGAGCCGCCTTCCGATGTGACGGGTTTCCAGGTCAACGTCAACGGCCAGACGGCGCATTTGTCGTGGGACGCCGTTCCGAATATCGACCTTAACCACTACCGCATCAAATTCTCGCCCGACACGTCCGGCAGTGCAACATGGGCAAGTTCGGTAGATCTGGTCTTAAGGGCATCCGCACCCGCCACCTCGGTTACAGTTCCGGCCCTGGTCGGGACGTATTTGATCAAGGCGATGGACTTCGGTGGGCGCGAAAGCGTCAACGAGGCGAGAGTGGTTTCAACCATCGCCGATGTTGAAGGCTTTAACGCCGTCACAGTCTTGACGGAGCAGCCGAAATATCTGGGTGTCCATGATGGCACGGCGGCGGATTCTGGCGTTCTCCGGCTCGACAGTGCAGACCTTTTCGATGATCTCGAAGATGTCGATGCCGCAGAAAATCTTGACTTCACGGATAGCGGTATCCTGTCTTCCGGCACTTACTACTTTTTTAATAACTGCGATCTAGGAGATGTTTACACCTCCAAACTCACCGCCAGCATTGCCGTCGATGGCGTAAGCCTGCAACAAAACTTCGATACCGTCATCAACGTCGATTTGATGGGGGATTTTGACCAGAGCGCAGACTCGACATCCTACAACGTCCAGCTTCAAGTCCGCACCACCAATGACGACCCATCCGACTCTCCCGTTTGGAGCGACTGGATGAATTTTGTTGTGGGGGATTATACGGCGCGGGCATTCCAATGTCGCATTTTGCTGTTCAGCTTCCAGCCAGGAGTTTCACCGCTGGCGTCGGAACTGTTCGTCAACATTGATATGCCTGACCGGACGGACGCGCAGAAAAACCTGATCTCGCTTCCTGACGGTTCGAACATTTCCTTCCTCTATGCCTTCAAGGAAACGCCTGTCATTGGAGTGACCTCCAGCGACATGGAGACGGGCGATCACTTCACCATCACCAACCGCACCCCGACAGGTTTCAGCATCAAGTTTTTTGACGGGGCAAACGCGGGGATTGCGCGAACCTTCGACTACATCGCCAAGGGCTACGGGAAAACTTAAGGAGGAGACATGACACAATTCAACCCTATTTTGGGCGCAAACCTCTCTGGTCTCACTTACCGCACTCAGGACAATAATGCCAAACGCGCTCTTTTAAACCACCACAAGGGATCGACCGCGCCCACTTATGCCGAGGCGGGGATGGTCTGGGTGGACGACAGCGCGACGCCTTGGCTCATGAAAGTCCATGATGGTTCGGACTGGATTGTCCTGGGCGAGGTTAACAGCACGACAAACACGTTTTCTCCGTATTTGGGGGCGGCAACTATTCGCCTTTTAAACTTCGCCACCGACACAGGGAGCGCCAACACCTACGTCATTACACCGACGCCCGCGATCACGGATTATGTTGCTGGACAGATCGTTACCCTCAGCCCCGCCAACGCCAATACAGGCTCATCCACCCTCGCCATCAATGGGCTTACGGCAAAAAATATCAAAACTCTCGATGGCGCGAACCTAACGGCAGGGATGCTAGTGGCAAGCGGCGTTTACTTGCTGATATTCGATGGCACAAACTTTGTTCTGCTGAACGCAAGCGGTATTACAGCTATCGCCGCAGGTGGAACGGGAGCCAACACCGCCGCCGCGGCCCGTACTAATCTTGGCCTCGCCATCGGCACAAACGTCCAAGCCTATGATGCGAACATCTCCAAAACCAACGTCGCTCAAGGCTACACAAAAACCCAGAACTTTACCGCCACCACCCTGACGGACGCGTCGACGGTGACTTGGGATGCTTCAAGTAACCAAGTCTGTACAGTAACGCTGGCAGGAAACCGCACCCTCGGCAACCCCAGCAACAAAGTCGCGGGTGCAACCTACGTCCTGATCGTTAAACAGGATGCGACGGGAAGCAGAACGCTGGCCTACAACGCCGTTTATAAATTCCCCAACGGAGTCACGCCCGTTCTCTCAACCGCCGCCAATGCTGTCGACATTCTCACCTTCGTGACAGATGGCACGAATATGTACGGCGTCTGCCAGAAAGCCTTCTCGTAATGTTTACCTTTCCCATGAGCCAATTCGGCGGCGGCGCACCCGACGTTGCCTTTCTTGGCATGACTGTGGCCGCTTCAGTTAGTGGCCTTTCCATTGGCCCTGAACGTCCAGACCGTATCGTGGTCGTCGCCGCACAAAAGGAACAAGACGCTTCCAGTGCCTTCGCTACGCCAACCATCAACGGAACAGCGGCGACCATTATTGTCCAGCCCTCCATATCTGATCCATTGGTGATGGGCTACGCCTTTGTTCCATCTGGCACAACGGTCAATCTGGCGTGTTCAGCTGCTTTGAGGATATGTGGCTGGGTATTGACTGGCGTTTCGGCACTCAACCAAACCCTAACAGGCGCGGTCTCTGGCGTTGACTATAACATTACAGGAACGATGCCCTCACAGCCATCCGTCATTCTTGGCATCGCCCGTTCACGTTCTACTGAGTCATCTTACTCCGCTTCTGTTGCGGGTGTTTTGAAAGACGTCGTTACTGATGCCTACAGCACCAGCGGTAGCGGCGCATCAAGCTGGATAATGGCCCATGCAAAATCCGATGGTCCAGGTTCCGGCACATTAACGATGACCGGAAGCAATAGCTATTCCTCCGGTTATGGGGCCGCCGCCGTGTTTATATAAAGAGAGGGGTCATGCTTACGTTTCCTGTTATACATTTCAGCGAGCCAGAACCAACTTGCACTTTTATTGTCGGACAGATTTTATCCGGCACGGCCTCGTCTTATAGCTACACCGCAGACATCGGCCCTGCTGACGATCCGAACCGCCTTGTCGTCGTTTGCGTCAAGGGCGCGCGCGATTCCGGCGGGAGCATTAGCGGCACAATTGGCGGCGTGGCTTTCACGCAAGTCGCGGGTCAAAACCTATCGAATGGTGCGGAATATATTGTCTCTGCTGTTGTCCCGACGGGAACGACAGCCACCATAGTCATTAACTGGTCACAAGCTCAAGTCAGCACGCGACTTTGCATCTACGTTCTGCGCTTCTTGACATCCACTACTGTTTACGCAAACGCAACAACAACCACAGCATCCTCAAATGCAACTACCATCAGCAGCATCTCGCCTCCGGTAAAATCCATTGTCATCGGCCACACAGGCTCACAGAACGCCGTATCGTGGACATGGGGCGGTCTTGTTGAAGACTACGATAGCGGCGCACTAACGAATTACAACTTCTCCTCGGCATCAAAATACTTCCCCGCAGGGGCAACCACACCGACTATCACGGCCACGGCGTCGGGAAGCTGGACGAATGCAATCATGTCCGTGGTCTGCTGGAGATAACAAGGACAAATAAAAATGTACACAGACGAAACCCTCACCCCCATCGCCGACAACGCCCCCTATGTCAGCGCGGACGGAACAAAATATCCCCCCAATTTTCCCAAGTCCGAAATCCCAAGTCTCTTCCAAGTCACGGAAACTACAAAACCCGCCGATACGGATGCGGAGATCGTCACAGGTTTTATTATTGACGAGGAGCTAGTTCAGGTCTGGCAAACGAGACCGAGCACCGAGGAAGAGTTAATTGGATTAATAAAAGATCGCGCCTATGACGCGCTGATCCAATCCGATATTACCGCTTTACGGTGCGTCAAAGCGGGAATTTTGTTTCCAGTTGAATGGCAGGAATACGTCACTAGCCTCCGCGAAATTTTCCAGACGGGCATCGGCCCAATGCCTGAACAACCACCATATCCAGAAGGAACATAAATCATGGAAGATAACATCAACCTCACGCGGCTTGAACTTCAAACGCTTCTTACCCAGGCCGCTTGCAATGGGGCAAAGCAAGCCCTCGCGGAGATCGGTCTGAGCGACACAGAGGCCGGAGCCGATATCCGCGATCTGCGGGATTGGCTTCGTGCTTGCCGCGCCGTCAAATCAGAAGCTCTCAAAACCGCTGTGTCCGTCGTCATCAAGACGACCCTCATGGCAATCGTCATCGGCCTTGCGTATCTCGCTGGCGTGAAAATCGGTGGATAAAAAGGAGAAATATCATGACAACGGCAAAAACCCCCGCACGGGGCATCCGCAATAACAACCCCGGCAACCTCCGTCGTACTTCCGATCCGTGGCAAGGTCTCGCTACGCCGCAGACGGATGCCGAGTTTTTCGTTTTTAAAACGGCCAGCTACGGCATCCGTGCGCTGGCGCGGACGCTAATCGCCTATCAAGACGAACACAAGCTCCGCAGCATCCGGCAGATCATCTGCCGTTGGGCGCCTGCAAACGAGAACAACACGACGGCATATGTTTCTGCCGTCGCCAGAGACACCGGCTTTGATGCAGATCGTCCCCTTGATATGCACAAATTCGAGCATTTGAGCGCAGTTACCCGCGCCATCATTCGACACGAAAACGGCCAACAACCCTACACCGACGCTGAAATTACCAAAGCTCTAGTCCTGGCTGGGGTAGAGCCGGAAGCACCTAGCCTCCAAAAAACCCGCACCGTGAAAGGTGGACAGGCCGCGACCGCCGCGACCGCTGGTCTCGGCGTAGTGGAGGCCGTCCAGCAAACCATCGACCCTGCCCGCGATGCACTTGCTGGGATCGCGCCGTATCTGGATGCCGCAAAGTGGGCATTGCTGGCCGTGACCCTGATCGGCATCGGAGTCATGCTCTGGGCGCGGATCGATGATCGCCGTAAGAGGCTTCGCTAATGTGGGTAATTATCAAAACATGGTTGTCCGGCAACCTCCTGCGGATCGTGGGCTGGGGCGCGGCAGCTCTGTCGGCGGCGGCGGTTCTGCTTGGCGCACGGCAAGCAGGACGCAATGCCGAGCGTGTAGATCAACTCAAGAAATCATTGGAGATCAAAGATGCACAACTTCGTGCGACGCTGGATGCCCCTCGCAATCGTGGTGAGCTTGTTGACCGCCTGCGCGATGGCAAATTATGATCCGGCCTGTGCTTGCCCACCCATTCGTGAATACAGCCGTGATTTCCAGAGACGGCTGGCAGACGAGATCGAATCTGCACCTACGGAAGCAGTATTTCCTCTGGCTTTGCAGGATTATGCGGTATTAAGAGGACAAGTTATAGGCTGCCAATGAACTCTGCTGTTTTATACGGTTCTCTTTGAATTCGTAATATAACGCTGACCCGTTAATGACGCTTCATATAAGCTGTCATCCAAGAACCGAAGTAGATTTTTTACGTCGGCGCGGGTGTTGGGCATAACGATTTTCCCCCCTTGAACGTCAATAGTAACCCCCACCCTATTTGCGGCGGCCTGAATATCAGTCACTGGATACTGGTCCAGGGTATTGTTATTAGAGATAGCACTAATAAGCTTCCTAGCCGTTTGATCCGTTAAGTTAAGAAATATATCGATATCTGAGACCTCCAGACTCGCATGAGATGAAAAATCCCTAACTTCCTGATCTGTCGCTTCTCTGTAAATATCCTGCATATTTATTATTGAACGTAGCTTATGCTGGCTTTTAAATTTTATTTTATCGTCTTCAATAATACAGGTCAGAGAATTATCTAAAGAAAAAGCAGGCTCTGTCAGCTGTCTAAATGCATTCCCATCCTGTAAGAGCGCCCATTTTCTTTGTAGAAACTGCATAGAAGTAAAGCGTTGCACAAGCACCTTGGAGTTTCCATTCACCACTGCCCCCGTAAACAGCGCCCGAATCCCCTCATCTATAAAGTTTGATGTATCGATATCTTGAATGCTACTCGCATTCGCATTTATGGCGTCCTCAAAAACTTCCGCCTCTGTCGGAATATCTATGGTTAGAAGTTCATTGGCATCAGGGTTCCATGCGCCATTGAAATCAACCTCTTCATCAACACCGCTTCGGAAGCTGCTTTCTTGGGAAGCGAATAACGCCGTAACTGATGCTTGAACAGAGGCATCCAATCGCACCCGTCGCACGACAAGACTTCCATTATGACGACATGCGGCGAAGAGGTTTTGAGTCATTTTGTTTCTCCCATATCCATGACGATGTATTCCGTCAGCTGACCTATTTCAACAGTTTCAGAAGCGTTTCGAATCTGTTTCTTTGTTATCAGAATATAAGTAACACCCTCTGCCGTTCCAACTTTATAGAAATGCCACCCCATTATCCCCAGCAATGGGTTGAAGTGATAGCTGTATCCAGTAGCAACCACTGCACCAAATGTAATGACAGCAGGTATCCAAAAATCCCAATTCAAAGAGTCAAAAGATGAAGTAAACAGCGGAAGAAGATACAAGAGAAGAAACCCCATATTTTCTCTATCCGCCGCTTCAACTGAGGTAACCTTAAACTTGCTTCTTTCTAAATTTCTCTGAGCATATGCAAGAAGCTTAAGACATATCCACGTGAGAGCGACGCACGACAAGAACAATATCAAAGCAACCCAATTTTTTTCGGACTTAAATGCAACCCAGGCATAAGTTACCAGCACAGGAGAAATCGCCGTGCTGGTAAGCACAAGTCGCGCAATTGAACTTAACATTACGCCGCCGCCTTCAGACCAACGACATCCATCAGCTTATCAAAACTGGAAATGACGTCGTACTTTACTTTGTCTTTCTCTATTTTTAAATTGATCTGCTCAAAGAATTTTCGAGCGCATTTGATTTTTTCTTCTTCTATCTTGCGTAGCTCCATCGAGGACATGCTGCCCTTAGTTTCAGCAACGAAGTAGATATGCTTGACCTTTCCTTCGGTGAACGAAACAGCCCAGTCAGGATTATAGTCGCCCACGGGCGTGGGGATGAGGAAGCCGCGCGGCAGCTTGGCATATACTACAACCTCGGCGCTGGCGTCCAATTCCTTTACAAAGTTACGCTCGTTCTTGGAGTCCGTAACAACATAATCGTAGATATGTTTCTTGAGTTTCTCACTGGCGAGGGAGAAGTCCTGCCCGCTTTGCGCCGCCGTGAAGATATTAGTATCGTATTTACCAGCCACTTCATCATAGGTGAGCTTCTCAATGACGGTTGTAGCCTTCTGTTCGTTGATCAGACGCGAAGCTTCAGAGATAAAGTGTTCAGGATTCTGCTTATATTGATCGAAAACGGCCTTTCCCATTCCAGCCAAAATTTCTGCCAGCGTTTTGCGGGTCAGGTGAACATTCTCGGCAATCTTGCCCAGCAAATCATACTCAACCTGAGAGCCTAGAGATGCATTTAACGCACCTGTTTGCGTATCAAAAACAGCAAACCCCTCCCCAGTCGCCAGTTGCGTATCTGTGATCTGATCGACCTGCACCCCTGCGCGGATTTCGTAGCGGAGCTGTTCCACTTTCATTTTATTGAGGGCGTCAATGGATTTCTTGACCAACTCCGCCGAGTCAAACTCTACGCGGTAGATCGCTTTTTTGTTGATCCGCGTCCACAACTCCTGAAATTCCTTCTTATTGAAGTTATCGTTCAGGGGGTTGGGCTTTTTCTTGCGCCCGTCATCCGGCTTGGGAAGCTTGGAGTCATCAAACACGCTGTCGATCAAAGCAATAACGCCAACTTCATACGGCTTTAGATCATCGGGAAGAGCTGCAAGTGTACCGTCTGCCTTAGCTTTGTGATATGCGTCGGTGATCTTGTCATCCGTGTCCGTATAGTCATTTTTGACAAGGTAGCGTTCAATAGCTTTTGCCAGTGCCGCCGTAATTTCCAGCGTTCCGCCATCGGCGGTCTGGATAACCTTACCCTTGAAGTATTCTTCATTGGCCTTGTGCGGCCGGGCGGACAGGGATTCGCTGATTTCCCGCTGAAGGTTGCCAACAAAGTCCTTGTAGCTCTCGCTGGCAACAACGGTGAGGATGTTAATCTCATGCACCGTAGCGGGATGATCCATACGTTCTCCGTCCTGGTTGACGGACAGGCGCAGGCCACGGCCTACTTCCTGACGGCGCGAGATAGTGTTGTCGCTGTGCTTGAGCATGCA